AAAGATCCTATGAAGTGGGTACGATTAGGTATGCACTTCTCAGATAATCCTAGTAGTAATCATAAACAGATTTCTTCTTATAATAAGAAAAGATCTGAAAAAGCTATGGAAAAAATAAAGGAAATTTTGAAAAATTGAACATTAAAAATACTATTACAAAAGGGAGAAAAGTTAATTCTGCCCTTAAACAAAAAAGGCATATTGAAAGAATAGTGGTTGATAAAATTAAGTTTCAAGGAAAGAAAGAAAATTTTAAAAAAGAAAATTCTAATCAAATGATGTTAGAGGAAAGAGAATTAAATGTAGATAAAAAAATCTTTTTAACTCAATCAGAAATTGTAAGATTAAAAGAATTAATTAGAAATTTAAACCATATATACCCTGAGGCATTACGAAAAAATGGATTAATGGAATGGTGTAATAAAGTTTTAGCAATATATGAAATATCACTTGATGATTTTAGGTCTAAAAGAAGGTGGGCTAATTTAGTTCAAGCAAGAGTAGATTTTTGTCATGTTGTAAGAAAAAAAACTGATTTTCATTATTCAGACATAGCAAGATTTATGAATAGACATCATACAGATATTTTACATCTTGTTAAAAACAAACAACCAAAACATTTAGAGGAATTATGTCAATCTTAATTTTAGAAATTTTACAATTAATTATGCTTATAGCCATAGCTTTTATGCTGTGGGGCATTGGAGAGAAACTTTATAAATGAAAAACCATACAGACATTTATAGAAAGTTTTGGTGGGACGAATTAACTTTATCTCAAACTGAACAATGTGTAGTTTGTTCTCAATGGGGTGCAGACATACATCATATAAGCAATCGTGGTAGTGGTGGGAGTAAGTTAAAAGATTTTATTGAAAATTTAGTTTGTCTTTGTCGTAAATGCCACGATAAATGCCACAAAGATAAAACATTTAATACTGAAGTTAGAATTATTAATCTGAGAAATATAGCAGATAAATTAGAAAGCGATAATTAATGACATTTCATAAAAGAAATATTTTTGATCCAGTAGCTATGATTAATGAAACAGTTGCATTAGGCGAACAATGGGCCAATGACAAAACAGCTTTTGAATTATTAAAAGATACAGAGTCTAGTTTAAAAAGCGATATTTTTGAAAGTCTTAGAAATGATGGTCATAATACTACATCAGCAGAAAAACTTATTGCTAAAGATAATAAGTATATTGAACACATAAAACAAAAAAATCTTGCATTAAAAAAATTTTTAGTATCGCAAGTTAGATACGAGTCTAAGAAAAAACTTGATGATCTTTTACAAACTGATGAAGTTAATAAAAGACATGAAATGAAAATGTCAGGATTAGCTACATGATTGTTAAGGTAAAAAGTAAATATGGAAGTTTAGTTGCTGTGAGAGATAAGTATATTAAGAAATGTAAAAAAGAATTTGATGATTTAACAATACAAGTTCAGGGAGAGGAGATGTTAGTTCCTTACTCTCAATTAGATAAACCTATTAAAAGATATTCTGTGCCTGATAAGTTTTCAGGAAATATGCACGAATTATTTTACTTCCAATGGAAACCAAAAGATGAAAGGCAAGGCGAATTATTATGACAAAAGATTGGTTATTTAGAAAAGATTTAGCAAGTAAATTTAAAATGCACGAAAAAACTTTAAAAAAAAATATTGATAAATTGCAAGTTGAATTTCCTAATGATGATAGTTTGTTTCGTTATTTGGGAAATAAACAATATTTTTATGAAAGTGATGTAAATACAATTCTTAATCTTTTTTCTAAATTGCAAAAAAACAAAATAAAAAAAAAATTAAATTAAGATGGGAGCTAGAAGAAATTATAATTAATGATTGACTATTTAACATTTATAGATGAACTTCAAAATATTAAAAAACATAAACATTGTCCCATGATGATAAGTGCTATTGATGATTTAATAGTTAAATATAAATTAATTGTAGAGGAAAATGAAAAAGAATACAAACCAAGAGAAATAGAAAAAATAGAAAGTCCCCTTATATTTCCTGTAAATTCTGAATCTTCTTAATTACACCTTTAGGAATAACCTGAGATCTACCATAAATATCATCTTTGTCATGTGTATCTTTATCAGCTAATATAACAATTAATTCATCATTTTCTTTGTAAAGCCAACCTAGTGAATCTACAGAACAAACTTCAGACTTATCTAAGTCAGCTTTTTCAATCCAACCACCTACAGAATTTTCATTGGTATCTAACCAAGTTACTAAAACCATTCTCATTTTAAGCCTTCATTTGTTTTGCAATCCACATATTTTTAACAAGACTCACTTTCTTGCCAAACTTTTTGTCTGCTCTTGCTTTAACACTCTTGTATTTTGTTGAAGATTTATTAAATGGTTTTGGTTTGCCTAAACCTTTTGGTCTAGGCTTTTCCCATACTTTTTTAGACATTACTTTTTCTTATTTTTCTTTTTATTTTTTTTCTTTTTGTCTTTTTTCTTAGCTCTTTTTTTCATGCCTCTCATGACGCAATCTCCTATATTGTTTTCGTTTATTGACAGTTGCATCATAATAATCTTTTGGCCAATTATTATAATATCCTGTTTTTGTTAGCTGAGAACTTGCTCTTTCTAACTCATCAAATGGTTGTATTAAAACCATAAGAAACTCGTTATCACTTTCCCAATGTGTATCTTGTAAAAAATCTATTTCTTCTTCACCATCTTCAGGGTGAAATGGCATCAAGTAAATATCTTGTGGCACATAAACAAAATTTAATGCGTGTATATAATTGTGTAACTCATCAGCATCTATAAACAAATCATTACAAGCAACAATACAAATTTGTTTGTCAGTATTTTTAAAGTTGTTAGCTTGATTAATAACTTCTTCTAATAAAGTATTGCTATTATTATGTTCAATAATAGATACTTTGTTATCTGTTCTTGCCTTTTTTGCATAAGGACAAACAGGTAAATTATTAATGTGTTTGTTAGGTTGTTCTAAAAAATCTTTTGACCAAGAGAGTATATCTTCTGTTATACTTCTCACTAACAGTTCCACATTCTGCGACTCCAATAGTTAGCAGATAGTTTATTATTCTTTCCTTTAATCCCACCAGATCTTGCACAATAAGATTTTTTTCTGGCAGGATTATTTTTTTTAATAGTCATAGATTTATCACCGAAATTAATCTTTTTAACTTTATCTCCATCTTTAACAAAGACTTTAAATTTTTTTACATCACCCTTCATGGGTTTGTTTAATTTAACAGTTCTTCCTTTATATTTTGCCATTTTCTAAAACTACATTTTTAACTGTTTTAACTGTTTTTTTAGATTTCATACTTTCTTGGCGTAATAACATCTTATCATTATATGCTTTATCTAATCTATCTAAGAGATATGAATTTTGTTTTTTAAGTTCTTTAATTTGTTTTTCCATATCTCTTGCCATTAGATTATTCCTATTTTAGAAAGAATAACTAATAATACGATTACGCCTACAAAAACTACTAATGTTTTTTTTCGTTTTCCTAGACTTAAAAACCATGATTTAATTTGTTCCATTTTTTACTCCTTTATTTAGTTAATTTGTTCTTTTTTTCGTAGCTACGCAATGCCCCCATACCCAAAAGTGACATGACCAAAGGCATTAAAGTACCCATGTCTAACTGAGGTAGTGGTGCTGTTTCCCAACTGAATGAAGCAATAAGAAACATTAAAAATTGTTTTGCTACAAACTCCCAAAATATTGCTAATGCACATGACATACCAATTAAAGGCCTCCAAGATCTTTGTAACATACCAGAGATACCACCTGCTTTGCTTTGAGCATCAGCAAGGTTAATGTCTGATTGTGCTTTGTTTATTTGTGCTTCAATTTCTTTAAGTTTAATTTTAGCATTATCTTTTTCTTCTTGTGATGTATGTAAAGAGTCAATTATTCCACCAACATTTTTTACAATATCTCCACCTAATAATTTACCTAACATATTATAAATCCCTCATTAATAAACTTAACCAAGATGCTCTGCTTGGAGTTTGATTGGCCCAACGAGAATCAAGCATTTGCTCCGAAGCCTCAATATAGTTGTTTTCTTCCAATGCCTTTTGCATCTTTTTAAAGTTTTGTAAACTACTTCCCATTTGATAGGCCATTTCTATCACTATGGTAAAAGCCTCTAACTTTACTTTATCTTTTTCAATAAAATGGTTGGCTTGATTTAAAGCCTGTTCAAAATCTTTTTCAAACAAAAGATCCCAACCCTCTTTAGTGGTTGGTACTTCTTCATCTTTACTTAACTTATGGCCATAGCCACCAGTTAAAAAATTTTCTTTTACTTTCTTACCATCTTTAGTTCTGTAAGAAAGCTGATAAGGTTCTAACTTAAAACCTTCATGCTCTTTTATGCGTTCTTTAAGTTCTTCGTACATCTATTAATTTCTCCAAATACCATTTAGCTTTTTTAAGATCTTCAATCCCATTCTTCTCTTTGTAGCGAGTTACATATTTAATAATGTTACCCTCTAAAAAGTTCATGTCATATTCAATAATAAAATCAGTAACCTGAATTTTTTTCCTATAATAAGGTGGGTTTATTTTATCCATCAGATTTCCCCAGTCCACGAACCATCATCATTTAATGGCATAGGGTGTAATTGAGGTTGAGAGTTATTAATACTTCCAACTGATATAATAGGTCTTTTAATAAAGTTCTTACCATACTTAAAGGCTTCATGTTTTGGCTCAATAGAACTTCCAACACAAAGTGCAAAGTTTAACGCAGTAGGTGATGACCAATATTCAAGACTAGCCTTAGTGTGCATATGACCTACGCAAAGGCTAAGTCCTAACTCTTTAGCACTAGACAAAACATTTGTCTTAAAATGGTGGGTAAAAAACATTTTAGTTTTATTTGGCAAATCTACAATTAATTTGTCATGCCAAGTCCATTTCCATTTAGGATCTATGTCTAGTATTTCATTAATATCTTTAAGAAAGGAATTAGGAATAGCTGATTTCTCAGCTAGTTTTTGTATTCTAATATCGTGATTACCCCACATGATTTTCATTTCACATGGAAATATCTTTCTTAATTGTTTTATATTCTT